GCCCTCGCAGGTCAGCGATGCCGACAAGGGCGTAACGGATGCCTATGCGCAGATGGTCGCCGACATGAAGGCCGGCAAGACCTCTGCAACGGCCAACTAAGGAGGAGACGCTACGATGGCGACTTACCAGACCACCTACACCAACGCTCCTCCGAAGGGCCTGCATGGTCAGATCGCTTCCGAGGAGAAGTGCAACAAGATCAGCCGCACGGTCGAAAACGTTGGGGGCGTGCGCTTCGGTCAGCCGGTTCAGCGCGGTGCCACTGACCACGGTGTTGTGCCACTTGCGGCCGGCGGCGAATTCATTGGCATTTCTGTTCTGAACCCCGCCGTGCCCGCGGATGTGTTGGTCCCGGATTCTTATCCCCGGTACTTCACCGGCGCATTCATGACGATGGGCGCCATGTACGTGACCGCCGGCGGCGCCGTCTCGGACGGGGATGAGGTCTACTACAACACTGTGACCCATCGCTACGTGAACGCCGCGGGAGCCAACATCGTCGGCCCAATTCCGGATGCTGTCTTCGACACGTCCGGCACGGATGGCGCAATCGTCGAAATCGCGCTTCGTCTGCGCGCCTCGGCTCCGGCAGCCTGATCAGGAAAGGACCTGAACCATGAACCAGATCATTCGTCAGGCCTTCGCTGATGCGCAGGCCGCGTTCCCCTTCGTCATCGCGCAGGGACGCAACATCGAGACCCGCATCTACCAGCGGCGTTATCCGACCTTCAACTACGGCGCTCACGTGCCCGTTGTGACGGAAGGCAACGCCTGGGCGATCGGCACGACGTTCTTCACCGTCGATACCGCAGGCGAAGCGAAGTTCCTCTCCGGCGCCGGTACCGACATGCCCTTCAACCAGGCCACGAAGGACATGGCCAGCCATGACTTCGCGATGATCGGCTCCGGCTGGGAGTGGAACCTCGAAGAGGTCAATCAGGCGGCGCTTTACGGCATCGACCTGAACGGTACCAAGGCGATGTCGGCTTCCGACAAGGTCGAGCGGCTGCTCAATTCGGTTGCCATGGTCGGCACGACCGAGAAGAACTGGACCGGCTTCGTCAACAACCCGCAGGTCTCCCGTGTTGACGTTGCCGCGGATGGCACGGGCTCTTCGACCTTCTGGTCGGCGAAGTCCAACGACCAGATCCTGCGGGACATCAACGACCTGATCTCCAGCGTCCGCGAGAACACTTCGGAGGTCGAGTGGGTCGACACGCTGCGACTGCCGCCGGAAGCGTTCCGTCTCATCGCTACCCGGCGCCTCGGGCAGGGCGATGGCCTCCTGACCCTGCTGGAGTACATTCGCCGAAACAACGTCTACACGGCGGAGACCGGGCAGCCGCTCGACATCCAGCCGCTGCGTGAGCTCGCGACGGCATCGCAGGACGGCGGCGGCCGGATGGTCGTGTATCGCCGGGATTCGGAAGTTCTCCGCTTCCACCTGCCGATGCCGCGTCGCGTTCTCCAGCCGCGGCAGAAGTCCATCATGGGCTTCGAGACCGGCATCATCGCCCGTACCGGCGGTACCGAATGGCGTCTGCCAGGTGCCGCAGCCTACGGCGATGAAATCACTGCACCGTAACCGGAGGATCAGCCATGAAGGTCACCAATAACAGCCCCGCGCTGCAGGGCGTCCGCTCGAAAGGGCGGGCGGTCTACATCCACCCGGGCGAGACCCGGGACGTCGACCTCGAAGGCGTCGATCTGGACAAGGCCAAGCGCCTTCCGTTCCTCAAGAGGGACGGCGCTTCGCAGGCCAACCACGACGGCGACAATCCGAGCATGGCACTGGAAGTGCTTGAAATGGCGAAGGACCCGAACGTGCAGTTCATGTCCTTCAAGTCGGCCGCCGCAAAGCTGCTCGGCGACAGGACGCCGGCCAAGAAGGACGGGATCATCGCCGCTCTCGAAGAGCTGGCGACGCAGCCCTGACAATCATCCCAGCGGTTCGCCCGCCGGGACTCAACACGACACGGTAACGTCAATCCACTGGCCGACGTCGCCCCGGCCGTAAATTTGAACATCGACCCAGACGTCGCCGCGGATGATCATGTTCGCGGCGTCGCTGGTCATTGATCCATTCGCGAGCATCACCTCCAATGCTTGCCTGTTTGCAGGTTCTGCGAAGAAGGAATCGCTTTGGTCGCCTTGATCGCGAATTCCGTACATATGGAAGTTCGCCCGATCCTGCCGAATCACCTGCCAAGGCTGGCCCAGCCGGACCCCGCTCGAATTGAACAGATCATCGCGGCTAATGTACGCGCGGTACCCGTCGATCAAGCCTGCTGAGCGGGCTCTGGTGATAGTTGCTTGGCCGTATGCTGACGTGGCGGCAATCGCTGCCGCAATTACTGCAATTGTAAGTTTCTTCATGGGACCTCTCTCGCCTTACCCAAATACTGAAAGCGGCGGCGATTTCCAGATGGTCCTTTGAATGATGGTTAAGAGGGCATCATGGCTGGATACGGCGATAACGACGGCTTCACGGCTTACGCTACGGCGGCCGGCTATGGCTTCCCCGATGGCACGACCGATGCCCAGAAAACCGCTGCACGCCAGCGCGGTTCTCTGGTGATCGATCGGTACGAGCCTCGGTTCAGCGGCCGGCGGACCGGCGGGTATGCGCAAGAGCGGGCATGGCCTCGCACGGGCGCGACGACCTATTACGGCGAGGCGATCCTCTCGGGCGAAACCCCGGTGGCGATCATCAACGCCTCCTACGAGGCCGCATTCCTCGAGTTGACGAACCCCGGCAGCCTCTCACCAGTCATCACGGGCACGTCTACGGTGAAACGTGAGAAGATTGGACAGCTTGAGGTCGAATATTCAACCTCCTCTTCAACGGACATCGACGATCTTGTCGCGCTCGCCACACCGGTCGTGACCACGATTGAAGGGCTGCTTTGGCCGTTTCTCGTACCGTGCTTTCCCGGCGCGCTGGTGGTGTAAGGTGGCGGTGTGGGCTTCGAACCCAACGCACGCTTCCGGTTGGCATCGGCGTGGGCCGCGTCCCGGGCATCACCCCTGCAGGCCTATCCCACATGTCCTGCACGTACCGCCGCAGGACCTGTAACACGGCCGAACGTTTCGCGCAAAGGATGCTCGGATGCCCAATGCCCTCTACACCCGCCTGCAGGCGACCGCACAGCGCCTGATTGCCAAGTATGGGCAAGCCGGCACCGTGACGCGCATTTCGGAGCCTGACCCGGTCAACGGTGGCGATCCGGTACCGACGCCATACACGGCCACGCTGGTGCCGATGGCCTACACGGCGAGGGAGATCGACGGGACCGAGGTCCTGTCTGGCGACATGCAGATTTACATTTCGTCGGTCGGCCTCGCAATCGAGCCCACCGTCGGCGACGTCATCACCGCCAATGGCGCCGATTACGCCATCATCAACGGCGACCCGAACAAATACGACGGCATCACGCCGGTGGTGTTTGTCGTGCAGGCGAGAATGTCAGGATGAGCCTTTAGTGAAACTTCTCGAGGACGATGAGGCGTTCACCATCAAGGCCAGTCCACTCGGACGCACAATAGAAGAAGCAGCTGGGGTAGTCGTCTAGATAGGGTCGCTCTGGCACGTGTAAGTTCGGACGCGCCGACTTCCAGAATTCGAAGCAATCTTCCAGAGGTATGCGGCGGGCGGGTCTCCCGGCGTCAACTTCAATGAACCCAAGAGGCCCTCCGCGAAGCATAACGCGGATCTCCTCCTCCGTCAGATCATCCCTGATGCATCGGCCTATCTCTCCGTCATGCTGCAGCTTTTCAAGCGAACGGTTCATGTAACGAGCCCATAGATTCCTTGAATGAGGAGCTTATCGCCTGGTGACGTTCGATTACAACGTCATGATTTACATTTCATCGGTGGGGCTCGCGATCGTGCCAATCGCCGGCGACCCGAACAAATTTGACGGCACCGCGCTGGTTGTCTTCATCGTCCAAGGAAGGATTGCAGCATGAAAATCCGCTTCGTGAAGGACTATACCTCCCACGCCGTCGGCGACGTCGTTGACGCGGCCGACCTGTCGAGCGGCCTCGCCCAGGGCCTGATCAATCTCGGCATCGCTGAGAAGATGCCCGAGGAGAAGGTCGCCAAGAAGGGCGAGAAGACCGCTGAATAATGGCATCGCTCCGCCAGCAGCTCGACGCGCTCATCGAAGAGCTTTCCCCGGCAATGGAGAAGGCCTTCCGCGAGGCGATCGAGGACATCAAATCCGAAATCGTGCTGAAGGAAGTCGTCGAGCGGCTCGAACGCCGGGACATAGAGGGCGCCATCGCTGCGCTTCACATAGACCCGACAGCATTTCGGCCCCTCTCGGAGGCGATCCGGACAGCCTTCAACGCCGGCGGCCTCCTGGTCGCCAAAAACATGCCGCGCCTGTCCGATCCGATGGGCGGCCGTGTCGTCTTCCGCTGGGACGTTCAGAACCAGCGCGCCGAGCAGATCATCCGCGAAGCCTCATCAACGATGATCACGCATGTGACGGAAGACACGAAGCAGATGGCGCGCGAGCGGATCGAAGCCGGCTATGCCAAGGGGCAGGGGCCGAACACGATCGCGCTCGACATCGCCGGCCGGGTGAACAAGGTCACCGGCCGCCGCGTGGGCGGATTGCTCGGCATGACATCCCAGCTTGCCCGTACCGTCGAGAACGCGCGCGCGGCGCTGCTCTCCGGCGACGTCGAGGGCATGAAGCACTATCTGACGCTCACGCGCCGCGACAAGCGCTTCGACCGCCAGGTCGCAAAGGCGATTCGGGAAGGCAAGCCGCTCCCCGCCGACGCCGTGCAGAAGATCACCGGCCGGCTGTCCGATCGCTACGTCCAACTTCGGGCCCAAACGATCGCGCGGACGGAAACGCAGTCATCGGTCCACGCGGCCAAGCATGAGGCATACCAGCAGGGACTGGACCGCGCCGGCCGCGATGCTGCTCTGGTCACCCGGCGCTGGCGCTCTGTTGGCGACGGTCGTGTCCGCCACACACATCAGGTCCTGAACGGCGACGAGATCGCCGGCATGGATCTGCCGTTTCAGTCACCTTCCGGCGCGCTGCTGCGCTTCCCGGGAGATACCGGCCTCGGCGCCGGCGCGGCCGAGATCATCGGCTGCCGCTGCCACGTCGAATACAACTTCGACTTCGCCGAGGAATACGCGCGCTCGCGGGGCCGCTGATGGCTGAGAACCAATCCTTTGCCGCCCAGGTATCCGAGTGGGCAACGCAAGAGAAGGCGCGCCAGGAGGCTGTGTTGCGCGAGGCCGCGCAGATGGTCGCGAACAACGTGCGGACGTCGGTTGCCGCCGGTGGCCGGATGCCTGTCGACACTGGCAATCTCAAGAACTCGCTGATGGCGTCGACCTCTGCCATGCCGACGGTGGACCAGGGCGAAAAGGAATATCCAGACCAGGGCGGCGAGATCGAGCTCATCATCTCGACCTCGAAGTCGGCGGCACGCTCTACCTCGGATTTCAGGCCGCCTACGGCAGCCTGGAGAGACAGGCACCTGTTTTCACCGTTAAGCCGAAAAGCGCGCTCCGGCCCAATTGCCGGAACCCTGAAGTCTGCGCCGGCTATGGCGATCGTCACTGCCATGCCTGCACCGTCGCGATGCGCGAGAAGGCGGAGGAAGTCGCATGATGTCGTTCAATCCCTTTGTCCGCTTTACCACGGCAGAAGACGCGATGGCCCAGCGCGCGATTGAACGCGGTGTCGGCCTCGACCGAGTCGCTCAGAGCCGGGTCGATGTCTCGCAGGCCGTCGCCGCCTTCATTGCCAAGAACGGCGTGCGCCGCTTCGAGCAGGGCGAGTCCGGCTCCTATGAAGCGATCCAGTCTTTCCTGGCCGAGCGCGGCTACGACCTGAAGTTCTACTCGAACAAGTACTGGTTCAAGCAGATCGGCTCCCGTGGCGCCGGTAAGCGGATGGCCTGGTCGCAGGTTCTCGACTTCGTCGATCAACTCCGAGCCTCCGAAGGCCGGCCAACTGTCAAGAGGAGGGCTGCATGAACCCGACATGGATTTTGATGCTCCCGCTTTTCTTCTGGCCTCAGATCGTCTGGCAGGCCGCGTTCGAGGCTGAGATCGCTCGGAGGGTCGAATGAACTGGGCCGTCTTCATCGCGTGCGTCGCAGTGGTTGCGTGGATGGCAGCTCTAACGCTCGTCGTTCGCGGCTTCGCTGAACACGAATTTCGCAGCAACGGCTTCAAGGCAAAGGTTAAGCGCTGAACTCCTCCCCAGCGCTTAGCGCGGCTGGCCCTTCTCCTCCTCATCCGGGGCCAGCCGCATCACCTGCAACCGGACGCGCTTGTTCGCCAGCTTCATGACCACGGCTTGAACAGCGTCTCCTAAGGCAATGGGGGCCGGCGACGACGAGGTCACGTCGCCGGCAGTAGGGGCGGACGTTGAGGCGGAGCCCCTACGAAACGGAATGACCTTGGAGGGACTGGCAGCCGCGCCAACGACGCCGTCCTCTCCATCGGAAGTGAAGTTCCTGTGCATTCGTCAGTCTCTCCTAAGCAAGGGGACCATCGCACAGGAGACGGACAAGGTGTTGTCGAAGCGTGACAAGAAGTTGTCGAGTAAGGACAAGGTAATGAACGACACATTACGCGCCCAACAACTGTTTTTGGAGGCGTATCCCGAAATCAGATACGGGAGCGTCAAGGAGCTTTATCGCCAAGCTCACAAGTTCATTTCGAAGCATGTGACAAAAGAACTTACCTTCCGGCGAATTCGCTCGATCAAGGAAGGTAAGGCACGCCGCATCGACGGCGAAGAATTAGACGCACTGCGACTGGCAGTCATCGAGGAGAGCAAGCGTGAACAATCAGAACTCCGTGCCCGTCTGGCTGCGCTGGATGCGAAGCTTGCCCGCGTCGATGCGGCTTCGACTAGCGCGCCGGTGGCAGCGGATCGCCGGCCGTAGGCTCGATTGGGCGGAGTATCTCGCGCCGGAATTGAAGGATGAGGGTCACTGATGATCTCAGTTCAGCAACAATTGGTCAGGTTAGTTGGCAAAACTGATGTGCGGTCACGGCTTCTTGCTGCATTAGACCGGATAACCATCTTCTCGCATCGGATTGACCTCCCGGCCAAGTATCATCTCCCAGCGGGTTGTATAATTTCGGGCCCGCCATATGCACATGTCGCAATAGTGGATTGTTTGCTTGGCCGCAGCCCTCAAGAACGTAAACTCGCTCGCGCTGATGAACTCGGCCTGGCCAGGTTTGTAGCTATCGAGCCGGAGATCAATCAGAACGCGGATAGTGGTCAGGCTGTAGGGCTCGGGCGTTCCTACAATACGTTCAAATTCATCAAATGCGGGGTCCATTATGAACTCTCGGAGTTTTTGAAACTCTTTCGGGTAGTCCAGCGTCCCACCTTTGCTACCGGAACCATCCTCGCTGAAGAATTCGATCAAGTCTTGCCAGTTACTTTTGCCGAAGGCGGCGTGGTATGCCGCTCGGCGCGCGCAAGCAAACTTGGGCTCAAGCTCAAGTTCCACAATGTCCAAATGGTTCTTATCAGCGGAATTTATCTGTCGGACAAGGAAGAGGATTGTGACTACTGCGGCGGCGCCAGCAAACCAACCGCTCAGTGCACTCACCCACTCTCGGAAACAATTGTCATCATCTTGACGACACATGACGATCTCATTCGCAGAGGTCAGGAAAAGATAGGCGATAAATGCCGCCATCAATATGAACGGCCCCAACCAGTCCCAAAAGCTCGCTTGCCTCATAACCGTTCCCCTCTTTACCGCCGTTTTCTAAGTGCGGTTAACGCGGGAAATCAACGGGGGCGCGCGTGAATGCGGCTCTACGTCCCCAACCTCTCAATATCATCTCCGTCTGTACAGGAGGAGCGGGACTCGATCTCGGCTTCGAGCTGGCAGTTCCAAGCTCTCGAAGCGTCTGCATGGTTGAGAGGGAAGCCTTCGCGGTCGCGCAACTGGTATCAGCTATGGAAGCGGGCCTCATGGTTCCAGCGCCTATTTGGAGCGATGCCCGATCCTTCGACGGCCGCGCTTGGCGTGGCGCAGTGGACGGCCTCATTGGCGGCATCCCGTGCCAGCCTCACAGCCTCGCCGGCAAGCGCCTCGCGGAAGAGGACGAGCGAGACCTCTGGTCAGACGCACGTCGCATCATCGTCCAGTCTGGCGCCTGGCTCGTCCTCATCGAGAACGTCCGTGGGATGCTGTCTTCGGGCGGTGCGGAACGTGTCTGGCGAGACCTTCACCGCTTAGGCTTCGAGGTTGAGGGAGGACTGTTCACGGCGGCAGAGGTCGGCGACAGCCAGGAAAGGGAGCGATTTTTCGTCTTCGCTGTGGCCGACGCCCGCTGCGCGCGACTACAAGGGGACCAACAGCGCGGATCACTTGGTGAATGGCTCCGGCCGACTTCATCTCGATCAGTTGCCGAACTTCGTAGAACACGTCTTTTCCCCCCGGGTCCTGACGATCTTGAGGGATGGAGAGAATTCTCGAGCACAGCGCCGCACCTTGAACCCGAGGTTTGTCGAGTGGCTGATGGGATGGCCCATCGGTTGGACGAACTGCGCATGCTCGGCAACGGAGTTGTCCCGCTTCAAGCGGCGTATGCGATCCGCACTCTTGCAACTCGGCTTGCCGCGCGAGGCTCCGCCGGCGCAGCTCGCCTTGTTCGGATGATGGAGGCAGGATGATCACCCCACCCGCTGTAATCGAATGGGCAGAGGCGCAAAAGCGCCAGAAGTTCACTTGGCTTGAAGACCATGGGCCGCGCTCCAAGCGCCCGCGTCCTGAGACCGAGACCGAGAACAAGCTCCGCGACATCGCCATGCTCGACGCTGTCATTGCCATCTGCGAGGCGGGGGCGGCTGCACGGGCGGGGGGAGGGCAGGTATGATCTCAGTTGCTCATTCTCCGCGGGACCTCCTCGCCGGGAACCGGACTGATGTCGAGTGCCTGGTCCGGGCCTACGTCTGGCTCTGGCTCTTCGATCGGTGGCTCCGGCACATCCGGCGGCATGTCTGGCGGGAATTCAGGGTCATTAGGCTTCGGAATCGGGGTCGTAGGCATTCAGGCCTCCTCTTTGATAGCGCAACCGATACTGGCCTGTGTTTGTTCCAGGAGGAACGCTTGACCATGTGCTGGGACAGCGATCTGCCGGCCGAGTGCGTCGTCATCATCCAGGTATGTGAAGAGGGGATGGCGGCGTGACGGAAGTCTTCAATCTGCTTGCCCAGGAACCGAAGAAAGCAGCCCGGATCCGTCGCGGTGGATGGTCGTGGGGACCCGTAGAAGGTGCCAAGTTGCGCGTTTTGTCGATGGGCGCTGGTGTGCAATCTACGACACTCGCGTTGATGGCGGCGCATGGCGAGATCGGGCCAATGCCAGACTGCGCGATCTTTGCCGATACCGGTGCTGAACCGGCAGCTGTATATGAGCAAGTCGAATGGCTTCAGTCGGGCAACGTCTTGCCGTTCCCTATACACATCGTCAGCGCTGGGAGCCTGAAGAAGGAAATTGAGGAAGCCTCCGCTGGTCTAAACGGCATGTCTGCCCGGCCGCCGTTCTTCGTGAAATCGAACAAGGGTCGGCTCGGGCAGGTCAACCGCCAGTGCACGCAGGACTACAAGATCGACCCGATCCGCAAGAAGCAGCGAGAGCTTCTCGGATATCAGCCTCGCCGCCGAATCCCCGATGCGCAAGTTGAAGTCTGGATCGGTATCAGCACTGACGAGGTCGTCCGGGCAGGTGCATCTTGGGAAAACTGGTCGACTAACCGATATCCGCTTCTCGAACAGAGAATGTCCCGGCAGGACTGCGAAGCTTGGCTGGTGAGGCACGGATATCCCGTCCCGGCAAAAAGCGCGTGCACATTCTGCCCATACCGTTCGGACGTCGAATGGCGGCTTCTCCGAGATAACGATCCTGCAGCTTTCGCCGACGCCGTCGCCATCGACGATCTGATCCGGGACATGCACAAACACGGCAAGATCAGGGGCGAGCTATTCATCCACCGATCTGGAAAGCCTCTTTCCGAGGTGGATCTGTCAACGGCCGAAGAGCGCGGCCAGGGCAACATGCTTATGGTCTGCGAAGCGGGGTGCGGACTGTGAGCATATCCGCCGCCATCCGCCGCATGCTTGCAGCCGGTCTAACGATCGAGCAAGCCCTTATTGCTGCCGAAGCCTTCGAAGCTGAGAGTGCACCGAAGGAGCCGGTGCTCACACCTCGTCAGGCGCGCAACAAGCGATATTATGAGCGTCTTAAAGCGTCTGAAAAGCGTCTTAATTCAGACGATCAAGACGTTTCAGACGCTGGTGCCGAACCTTCTTCCCCCGATGGTTCTTCCCCCACACCCCCTTCTCCTAAACCCCAATCATCCATACCCCCTTCGCCCCCTAAAGGGGGCTCTTCCCCCACCGACGTCGACCAGGTCGTCACGGCGTTTTCGGAAATGGCGCGTCGGTCCGGTCTGTCGGTGCCAAGGGCGATCACGGCTTCTCGCCGTCGGTCGCTGCTGCTGAGGATCGAGGAGCACGGCTTGCCGGCCGTACTCGACGCCATCGAGCGCATCGGCCGCAGCCGGTTCTGCCGCGGCGAGAATGACCGAGGTTGGCGGGCCGATCTCGACTTCCTGTGCCAGCCCAAGAGCTTCGTATCGATCATCGAAGGCAAATACGACGACCGGCCACTGCAGCAGTCACAGGCGCCACCGCGACCGCAGAGCCCATCCATGCAGCGCCACCATGAAATCCACGCAAGGCTGAAACGAGAACTCTACGGTGAACCAGATGACCAATTTGCCGGCACAACTGTCGACCTTGCAGCAGGAGATTTCCGCTCTCACTGAGCAGCTCGCGCCGGCCAGCGCCGACGAGATCGGCCAGTGCATCGAAGGCCTCATGAGTGGCGGCATGCGGATCTCCGAAAGCATCACCGCTGCGAACCCGGTCGAGGAATATCGGCTGTCTCTGCGCAACGTCCCGGTCTACGGCCTGCGGAGAGCCTACGTGAAGCTGAAGCGGGGCGAATACGAAAACATCAATCTGGCCTTCATCCCGCTGCCGGCGGAACTCGCGGCCATGGCGAATGCCGAGTGCCGCATCCTGCGCGAAGACCGCATCCGCAAGCAGGAGACGCTTAGAGTGATCGAGGATTCAGTCAGCAGGACGATTCCCAGCTCTCGTGGGCTGATGGACTTGCGTGTCACCCAGCGCGAGCGCGCCAACGAACTGGCTGCCAAAGGGTTTTACCTTGTCGCCCAAGGCGTCGATCATCAGGAATTCGCCAATCTCGCGAGGTCAAGGGAACTGCCGGCCGGTTCCATCCTCCTGTGGGCCATCGACGAGGTCTGGTCGCCGATCGCAGTCCGCGTCAACCGGAGCAGGATCCACACGAGGCTGACGGTCCAAGAGACGGCCATGTTGCCGGAGCGCGCCGACGAGCTCGCCCGCATGCTGGCGTTACCGGATGCCTGCGAAGTCAGCGCGGAGCAGATGGCCTACCGCCGCAAGGTCGAAAAGGACATCCAAACCGCCGAGCCGGTCGAAGAGGAGCGCGCAGCATGACCATCCAGCACCGCACCGTCGACATCGAAGCCGCCTCGAAGCTCTGGAAGGATGATCTTTCCGCCTCGCAGATCGCCAAGCGCTTCGGTGTCAGCCGGAACGTCATCGTTGGGATCGCATTTCGAAATCGCGCGTTTCTCCCTGCGAAACAGCAGTTTAGGAGAAGCCGGCCTAACAAGGCCGCACCGGCTCCGAGGAAGGACGAAACGCGTAGGCCGTCCCACCCGCACGAGAGAGAACCAGTCTCCGTCACAGAATACGACAAGAAGCGGCTACCCTTTGCCAAACGCCTGGAGGATCTGCTCCCCGGCGAATGCAAGTGGCCGGTCAACAACGGCAGCCCCTACCTTTTCTGCGCAGCCAAGACCGACGGGAAATACTGCCAGCACCATCAATCCAGAGCATTGGCAAGCCACCGCATTACGAAGGGGGGACAAGTATGAAGAGATCACGTTGGTATGCGATCAGGGTAGCCCCTGGCTATCAGCGCATGGCGGCCGCCGACGAGCGCCTGCCGGAAAGCCGGCGCATGGAGTCGATCATCGAGCGGAACTGCCGCAAGGATGGTTTCGACATCTTCATGCCGTCGTTCTACGCCGAGCTGAAGCACCATCGGACTAACAAGATCATCCAGAAGCGCTTTCCGTTCCTGGTCGGTTATGCCTTCGTGAACCTCCCGAAGCTGAATTTCGAAGAGCTGCGCCGGATCGACGGTGTCGTGTGCTTCCTGCGCGGTGGCGCAGCGTATGGTCCGCTCGAATTCCCCGATGCTACCATCGAATCGCTGTACTTCGCCGAGCACGAGCGCCGGCAGGCCTTCCTCTATGAGCAGCATTGCCGGAAGGAGAACGAGCGCCACGAGCAAATCCAACACCTTCGCGGCCAGCTTCGCAAGATCCTGCCGAAGGGCAGAAAGGCTCGCGTCTCCATGGTCGACCAGGCGGAGCGAGCTATAGATTCGCTAAGTCCGCAGATCAAAGAGCGCGTGCAGAAAATTATCAGTGAATTGAACGCGCTCACCGGCGATGTGGATGTTGAAAATCTCCGGCAAGCCGTATAGATTTCCTGCAGTGATTTGCGGTTGTACAGTTGCGGACCTCACGTAGGGAACACTCGCCGGACCGCTGCCGAAAGTTCACACTCGGCGCATAGGAGAAA